GGGAATTAACGACGCGTGCGATCATCCTGATGTGCGGACGATTGGTGTTAAAGGGAACACGCGTTCAGCCAAGACGGTGAGCGCGGAAAACATGCTTTTGCGCAATTGGACGTATGGGCCTCTCAAAGATGTTCTTTGGCTCATGCAAGATGAAGATGCGGTCAACGATTATATCGATGAGCGTGGGGAGCTGATGCTGCAAATCCACCCAGAGGTGGAAGAAAAGATCGACTGGAAAGATAGCCGCAACAAATCGCGCACCCGCAAACGGATTGGTCGTTCGTTGGTTCTGTGGCGTAACGCGACTGCTCGCGCGCTGCGCGGCCGGTCAGCGCCTGTCATCGTCGCCGATGAGATTGACGCGTATGACCGCAAGGTTCGAGACGCAATCATGACGCTGATCACCTCGCGCCAAGAAGAATACGGGACAGATTCTAAGGCTTACATTTGCTCTCACCCTGATGCTGGCCCGGATGGCGGGATCGATTTGGTGCTCAAGGATTGCCTTCTTCACTTGTGGTTTGTGAAGTGCCCTCACTGCGGTGGCATTTCGTCGCCGGCGAAAGAGGTGCTGGATTGGGGTAAGCCGCGGCTTTACTGGAATGTTCCGACATTGATGGCTCAAGCTGATGGAGTTGAGCGTATCGATTTCCTCGATATGGTTGCAAAAGAAGTTGTTCTTGAATGTCCACATGATGGCTGCGCCGCGACGTTCGGGCCGGATGAAAGGCTCAAGTTGATGAATAGTGGCCGCTGGCTTCAACCTCACCAAGAGTGGACGGACAAAGGTGTTGTTGGCGAAGCGAAGGTTGCCACACAGATGGGATTTGTGATCCACGCGTTTATGGCGCCGTTCGTCAAGCTGCGGGAGACCGCTCGCGATTGGGCGGCCGCTAAACTGACTTTGGACGCAAACCCCGCGGCGGAGGTCCACTTCAGAGAGGTTGTCGTCAAAAAGCTTGGCGAAACGCCTGAGGCGACCAAGCCGGAAGAGCAGATGGAAAGCTGGAAGGTTGTATCCAGCCGCCTGCAATCAAACTACGACATGAAGACCGTGCCGCAAGGCGTCATGTTCCTGACTGCGTTTGTCGACGTTCAGGGTGATCGCTTCGAAGTTCGTGTGGTCGGCTGGGATCTGAACCGACAATCGTGGTTGATCGACGCCTATGCAATCAAGCAATGGCCGGCTTTCGGTAATCACGGCGCTTTCGACAACATCGATCCCGGCAATCGGCTCACGGATTGGGATGTGATTGAGGAAGCTGTGATTGCGTCCAGCTACCCATTAGCATCCAACCCGTTTCGAAAAGAGCAAGGCTATGAAGAGTTGTTCATGCCGATCGCGAAAACCGTTGTTAACAGCGCCGGGCAGCCGGGTGTGACGAATAACGCGCGCCAGTGGTGTGCTAACATGTTGGCCCGTACTGATGGTTCGCGCGTTGTGCAGCGTTACCAGATTATGCTGATGCAAGGCGCGGCAAGCAAAAAAGCTGAGGCTTATGGCAAAGCTCGGCCTGTCGAGTTTGACGACAAGGGAAAGCCGCTGGCCGTCCAGGTCTATGAACGGTTTCCAAACGTGCACGAGATCAAGCGCATCATCGCGAAAAGGATGAAGATCGAAGAACCAGGTCCGGGCCGTATGCACTTGCCAGCGAGATTGAGTCCGCGGCTTTGGCAGGAGCTTTGCGCGGAACGCTTCACCAATGGCGAATGGGTTCCGATCGCCCGGCGCAACGAGACGTGGGATGGCTACGTCGCCTGCGAAGTCGCGCGATTTGCATTGAAGCCTGATCGTCAAGAATTGTGGGAGGGTGAGTTGCCGACATGGGCCTCGCCAAAACCACGGGGACATGAGCTAGGTTCTATGGTATCTGCTCCGGAAAGCGTGTTCGATCGGTTGCAGAAACTGAACAAAGACGCATAGAACGAGGACACAATATGCGATTGTATGCCGACTTGACGGATGAGCAGCTGCTCGCAGAGATCACTGAAATGCTGGATGCGAAAAAAGAGCTGGCACTTGGGAAGATCGCCGTCATTGCGGGCGAGGGCCGCCGCATTGAATACGCTCCATCGCAAAAACAAAGCGTCAACAATATTCTGCGCGAGCTGGGTCTTGAGGCGCGCGAGCGTGGCCTATCGATCGGCGGCGACGGTGGCGGAGCTATCAGAGTGGAGATCGGTTGATGTCTGGTGATCTAACGGGATATGAACTTGGCGGGCTTGATAGCCGACTTTCAGCCGCACTCTACAAAAACCTCGAGAGTTTCGGTGGCCAACTGTCCCGCCTTCCTCCTATCATGTCTCCCAACCAGGAGATCAAATACGCGCGCAAAGACATCGTCAAAGCGTCGCGAAACGTCGTTCGTTACAATGAGCACATCCGCGGCGCGATCGAGAAAAAGGCCGACATGGTCACCGGCGCGAAGCTTACGGTGCGCGCTACGCCTGATTTCGAAGCGCTTGGCATCACCGATAAAGCGACGCAAAAAGCCATCCGTAAAAGCTTAGAGCGGAACTTTCACGACTGGGCCTACGATTCGCGACTTCTGCAAGATGCGGAAGGTCATTACGACTTTGGTGGGATGGCGTGGCTGGGCGTGCTCGGGTTGATTGGGCCGGATGCTGAAGTGTGTGGCGTTATTCACTACGATCAAAACCGCGCTGATCAATTCAATCACCGTTGGGCAACCTATGTCGAGATGGTAAATCCAGACCGTCTGGAAACACCAAGTGAACACGCGGCTAACCCGAACGTCTTTGAGGGTCGGGTGAGCGATAAGCACGGCCGCATGATTGGGATGTTTATTCGCAAGAAGCACCCCGCCGACCAAGCCATTTCACTGTCCGATTTGGATTACACACTGGTTCCGCGTGAAACGAAGTCTGGGCGTCCTGTTGGTTTTCATTGGTTTGAAAAGACGATGTCTGGGCAACAACGCGGCATCACCAAGCTGGTCACAATCCTCAAGCAGTCTGGGATGTTGGACAAATTCGACGATGCGTATCTGGCCAGCGCGACGATCAATCAGACCTTGGCGACCTACATCGAGAGCGAGGGCAGCGTGCGAGCTGTCGCTGATAACCTCGCGCCGGTTGGCGGCGAGAGTGCCGCGACCGCTTGGAGCCTCTTCTCCAACAAGCTCGACTATTACGACAAGGCCAAGATCCGCGTTGGTGACGCTCGTATTCCCGTCATGCCTCCCGGCGACAAAATTAACATGACCGGCGTCAATCGCGCGATCAACGATCCTACCGCGTTTCGCAACGGTTGGTTGAGGCAATTTGCGTCCGCGATAGGTGTGAGTTTCGAGCAGCTTTCGAAAAATATGACGGACGCCAATTTTTCAGCCGCTCGCATGGCGTTGCTGGATATTTGGCAAGGCATCCTCAAGATGCGCTATTGGTTCGGTCAGCATGTCGCCAACCTGATGTACACTGCGGTACTCGAGGAAGCGATTAAGAAAGGCCGCACGGAACTGCCTTCACGGATCACCGATAACTGGGATGAATACCGTGTCGCGTTGACAAAGTGTGATTGGATCGGGCCGGCTATGCCGCAAGTCGATCCTGAGAAGGAAGCGCGCGCTCAAGGTGCGCTTGTCGACAAGCGGCTCGAGAGTCGCACGCACATCATTGCTGAACGCGGCCGCGATTATGAAGATGTGTTCGCTGAGATCGCAGAAGAGCATGACGAAGCGGAACAGCTGGCTTTCAATCTTGAGCCAGAGGTCTTTATGATGGAGGCTGAAGCTCAGGCAAAACAGGATGAAATCGCAGCAAAAAGCGCCGAAGATGATGGCGACGACACCGGGTCATCTGGTGGATCCAGCTCGAAAACACAGCGCGATGGCGATGGCGATGGTGTTGTGAACGAGGAAGGCAACGAAGATGAGTAGAGTTCACCTCCCTTTCCTGATGAACCAGGTCTTCAATCGTCCGCACATGATTGATGTGGGGACCGCTCAGATGATCGTATCTGTTCTCTCTGGAAAAATGGGCATTGAAAGCCTCATTGACAATGAAGAGCCGATGGGCGCGCGCGAGATGGAAGATCTTGTTCGCATGGGTCGTACCGGGGTTGAGGTTGAGGCGGTCAGCAATCATCCCGGCACAGCTGGCTTGGCAAGTGACTGGACGCCTTATTACCTCTCAGACAGCGGTATTGCTGTCATTCCAATAAAGGGGGTTTTGCGGCGTGAGTGGGGTGTTGGCCCTTACAGCGGTGCGACCGGCTATGACGGGGTTTGG